TTCATAAAAGTTTAAAACCAGAAGCCTGTGGTAACTGTGGTTTATATTCTAACAAAAGATCATTCTGTGGTAGATGGGGAAGTAAGGGTGTAAAAGATACTTATGTATGCCACGAATGGAGAAAAAGATTCTTCAAGAGATAAATAAACTAGCCAATCTTTATAATAAAACTAAAGATGAAAAATATAAAATACTTTGGTATAAAAAAGTAAAGGAGTGGTCAGATGTGCAAAACACTAATAATACTGGTACTGTTATTCGATGGAACTTTGGTAAAAGAAAAATACGAACTAGCAAGACCAATGGAAGTCCACGAATGTCTAATGTACGCAGACGACCACAGAGAAGTAATAGCGACTTATAAAGAGTTTGATGATGCTATGAAGAATGGTTATTATCTAAATGATGGCAGAGGTACAATACAAGGTTTTATTTGTGAGTAATATATGATATTTAGTTTCTCATGGCTAAATACAAAGGTTTTAGAATATGATAGATAAAATTTGTTATTTTTTATTTGGAACATTAGACAAGTGGTGTGCTTGGGTAGATGATATGTTCACAGTAAAACCAAAGAAGAAAAAGAAAAAACAAACTGCACCAGAAGATTTATTTAATGGAGAATAAATGAAAGTATCAGAGAACACATCAGTTGCTATGCCTATTAAAAATATGGTTGGAATCGTTATTGCTGTTGCTATGGGAGTCTTTGCATACACAGAAGTTACAGCTAGATTAACTTCATTAGAAACATCTAGAGAATTATTCCAAGCTGATTTACTTAAAAAGTCAGAGCAAAAACCAACTGACCAAGAACAGTTTATGCTTATAGAAAGTTTATATGGCGATGTAGAAAAATTAACTGAAAACCAAGAACAGAATATGACTAATAAAGTTAATATAGAATTTTTAAAATCACAATTAGAAAAAGCATTATCTGATATAGAAGAACTTAAAGATAAAGTTAGAAAGAATGGTAGTTATTAATGATTGAAACTGTTGTAGCTTTATTAATGATTGTAAATAATGAAATTAAAGAACATAGAATACAAACATCTATGAGTGAGTGTTTAAAAGGTAAAAGAATAGCATCAAGAAAAATTGACGATAATGTTGAGTATCAATGTATTAAATCTAAAGCAGAATTAGAAGATAATATAGATGGCTCTAAATCAATTAAAAAATTAATTTTAGAATAATATGATTGACGAAGATAGGACATACGAAAACGAAGTGAGATTCCATAATGATAGATTGGGTATTAAAAACAATAGAGAAAATTACAAGGGCAATATTCCATTGGTGTTGGAGAGTCCAAACTCAAAGAAGATGGAAAAGAAAGAAGAATTGAATGGAATACATACTCCTTTATCAACTATGTTCTCTGGTTAATAATTTTTGCTATCCACCACTTACAGATAGAGAATTGACTACTTATTCTCAATGTGTATCTAGAGGTGCAGAGAAAACAATACAATTAGTGCAAAAAGCACCTAAAGAATTTGACGAACAAAAATATATCATTAAATATTGGTGTTTAAGTGAAAATAACATTAACAAAACCCCAACTTAAAGTTTCATCAAGTCAGGCTAGATTTAGAATATTAATTAGTGGTCGTAGATTTGGTAAAACTTATTTAGCTGTGACAGAGATGATGAAATACGCATCTCAACCCAATCGTAAAATCTGGTATGTAGCACCAACTTTTAAAATGGCAAAAGAGATTGTCTGGGGAACTCTTAAAGAAATGCTTAATCTATTTAATTGGATTGAGGATATAAACGAAACTACAATGACTATAACTATTAGAAAAACAAATAGTCAAATATCATTAAAGGGTGCAGATAATTACGACTCATTAAGAGGTACAGGATTAGACTTTTTAATATTAGATGAATTTGCAGATATAGATAAACGAACATGGTTTGAAGTATTAAGAGCATCAGTTTCAGATACTCATTCAAGAGATAAATCTAGTGGTCATGTTTTATTTTGTGGAACTCCAAAAGGTTATGGAAATTGGGCATACGAACTTTATCTTAAAGGAAAGCAAGATGATGATTGGGAGTCTTTTCAATATACGACTATTGAGGGTGGTATGGTTTCAGAAGAAGAATTAGAACAAGCTAAACAAGATGTAGATATAAGAACTTTTAGACAAGAGTTTGAGGGTGCTTTCGAAAATTATGCTGGTTCAGTTTATTATAATTTCCACCCAGTAGATAATGTTGTTAAACGACAAATAGATTGGACTAAACCTTTACATATAGGAATGGATTTCAATGTTGACCCAATGTCTGCTTGTGTTGGTCAAATAGAAAAAGATAAAGTTTATTTTGTAGATGAGATTATTATTTATGGCTCTAATACTGATGAAATGGTGCAAGAAATACGAGATAGGTATGGAACTAAAATGCAAATATTCATATATCCTGACCCAGCAAGTAAACAAAGAAAAACATCTGCTGGTGGTAGAACAGATTTATCAATACTTCAGAATGCTGGATTTAAAGTTAAGGTAAAACATAAACACCCAGCTATACGAGATAGGGTCAATGCAGTTAATAGTAGGTTAAAAGATTCTAAAGGAGAAAGACATATTTTTGTTTCACAATCTTGCAAAACATTGATAAAAGGTTTACAAAGACAAATATACAAGGAGAATACAAATATTCCTGATAAGGAAGATGGATTCGATCATATGAATGACGCACTTGGTTATATGATTGACTACTTAAAACCATTAACTACACAGGCTAATTTTTCTTCTCCAACAAGATGGACAATGAAGTAATTTATGGCATACACACGAGATCAAGCATTAACAACACACAAAGACTATCAAGAAACAATTAATAATTGGGAGTATTACATTAGATCGTATAATGGTGGGTATGACTATATGATTGGTCAATATCTTAACAGATATAATTTAGAATTAGATAACGAGTTTAATCAAAGACTTGCAAATTCTCCATGCGATAATCATTGTAAAAATATTATACAAATTTATTCATCTTTTTTATTTAGAGTTAGACCAAGTAGAGATTTTGGTTCTATGCAAGATGAAGCTAGTTTAGAATCATTCTTAAAAGACGCAGACCTAGAGGGTAACAATTTAAACTCTGTAATTAAACAAGCACAAAACTACGCATCAATCTATGGTCATTGTTTTATGATTTTAGATAAACCAAATGTAAATACAGAAACACAAGCACAAGAATTAGAACAGAACATCAGACCATACTTATCAATCGTAACTCCTGAAAATGTTTTAGATTGGAATTATGAAAGAAAAGTAAATGGTAAATATGAACTTAATTACTTAAAGGTAAGAGAAGAAGTTGATAAAGATGGTGGCACATATATGAGAGTTTGGTATCCTGATAGAATAGATACTGTGTATATGGCAGAAAGAGAAGAACCATCTCTGATAGATACTGTACCTAATATGATTGGCAAAATACCAGCAGTTATTTTATACAATTCTAAATCGCACAAACGAGGAATTGGTCAATCAGATTTAACAGATATTGCAGACTTACAAAAATCTATCTACAACGAATACTCTGAAATGGAACAATTAATCAGATTAACTAACCACCCATCATTAGTTAAAACTCCAAGTGTAAATGCAAGTGCTGGTGCTGGTGCAGTTATAGAAATGCCTGATGAATTAGAGCCAAACTTAAAACCATATTTACTTCAACCATCTGGTCAAAACTTACAAGCTATTATGGAGTCTATTAATAACAAAGTAGATTCAATAAATAGGATTGCTCATACTGGTGCTGTCAGAACTCAAAAAACAGGCATAACATCTGGTGTAGCTTTACAAACAGAATTTGAATTACTTAATGCTAGACTATCTGAAAAAGCAGATAACTTACAAATAGCAGAAGAACAATTATTTAAACTATACGCAGTATTTCAAAATGTTACATTTGATGGCGAGATAAACTATCCTGACTCATTTAACATTAGAGATTATGCAGCTGATCTAGTTTATTTCCAACAAGCTAAATCATTAAACATTGGTTCATCAACATTTAGTAAAGAAGTAGATAAAGAAATTGCTAGAGCAGTTATTGATGATGATAGTAAATTAAATGAAATCTTTGAGGAGATAGACCAAGCAACAGAAGTTGGTCAATTTACACAAGACGAAGTACAACAAGAAACAGTAGATGAAGAAGAAATTTAATGAATGTCAGACTTATTAAAAGATTTAACAACTTATCGAATCAAAGGCATTGAAAAAGCCGAGATAGAATACTACAAACAACTCACACAAACATTAGATAGAATTGAATCACAAATAGTAGCATTAGCAGATCAACAACTTCCAAGACAAGCTGGTAAATTAATTGAATTACAAAGTGCAGTAGCAATAAGACCCAAGATCAAAGCAATACTTGATAAAGAATATTTACCATTTGCAGATAGGGTAGTTAGAAAAGGATTTGGAGAACAAGCTAAACGAGTGGAAAGACAATTTAAAACTATTGGATTAATACCAGTAGAATTTCAAGAACTTACAAAAGGAGATTTAGCTTTAGTAAAAAATTTAAAGCAACAATATTATACACAATTCAAAGATGTATCAAATAATTTTACAAGAATATTATCAGATAAAG